GATTTACATCTCGAGGATCCTGGGGTAATCAGGTGATTACCTTGCTTCCTTTATTGCTGTGTTTCACAGCAGTAAAAACCAGAATAGTTTACAAGCTATTTTGGAAGTTAACAGTATATGAACCTCTACAGGTTCTAAACTGATCACTACTCTATCTTATTTAAAAATAGTCATTTGATGATGTCAAATGATTATCCTAAAATAGGTAGGGGGTCTGAGGCGGCCGGTTATCTGGCGTCCTGTAAAGAACAGCGCAATATTAAATTAATTTAAATCAATGAAGAAGAAACAAAATATAAATTTTATTTCCCTCATCAAAGACGTTAAATTTAATACTAATATGATAAACCTCAATAACTTTGAGTTATTAGCTCTCTTTAGAACTTATGGCTATACATTTGTAAATGCCATTGGAACTAGAGGGAGAGGTTATGCTACTAGACTTAATTTTCTATTGAAATTCTTCCGCTTCATTTTACATTTACGTAAAATGCATGGGGTCGAATTTTGTATTCAATACTTAAAGACGGGACAGCTGGCGATACAGAAGAAATTAGCTGGGACACCGGTTTCGAGTCTTCGGGAATTAAATCCCGATTTCCCGTTACCGCGTCTTACTAATGGGCTTCCTGGTATTATACCGCTATCTGATAGACGGTTAATATCTTCCAAGAAGTCTCCTTCTGTAATCCGCTATTGACTTAGTCTGTTTTCCTTGTATCGGGTTATCAGTTGTGTTGGAAAAGTGAAACTTTCCACCATTACTGACCCTTTTACAGGGGATAACGAAAAACTTAGTAATATTGGTGAGCAAATTATGAGTATAACTACCCGTAAATTGGGCCCTTTTCTGAAAGGTTTAACCTTTTCAGAATCGGAGATATTTATGATTTCTAAATCCTCTCCTACTTATTCAAGCAGTTGACAAGGATTTTATGGAGATCTTCTCGCTATGAATATACCTTTGTATAATAGCTTGATTTCTTTCCTTAAATCCACTAAGCAGAGACGACTATGTAACTATATCGAAGGATATAGAGAATTAGTTGTCGAGCTTAGTTCCAAAATGAATATTTACCATGGAATGAAGGATACAGCTCTTGAGCTGGATGCATCATTTGGTGAAATTCCAATGGGTCAGTTGCAGGAAAAAGTGGAGCCGGCCGGGAAAATACGAGTATTTGCTATGGTTGACTTTTGAACTCAAGTTTCGTTGAAGGGTCTTCATAATTATCTTTTTGATATTTTAAAGAAGTTACCCAACGATGCAACTTTTGATCAAAATGAATCCGTTTCTAGGGTTAAAGAAAAGCTAAAGTTATACAATTGTAGTTTTGGATATGATTTATCCGCTGCTACAGATCGTCTTCCTTTATCAATACAGATTTCTGTATTGTCTGTTTTATTTAACTCTGAAATGGCTAATCACTGAGCTGATTTACTCGTCCGTAAACGGAATTATTTTTATAAATCCGAGCAGGGATGAGAGTATCTCAATTACTCAGTGGGTCAACCCATGGGAGCACTGAGCTCGTGAGCCATGTTAGCGTTAACTCACCATCTATTAGTTCAAATGGCAGCACAACCTTATAAAGGTTGGTTTGACAAGTATGAGCTTCTAGGTGATGATATTATTATCTTCGATGAGAGAGTTGCTATGCGGTATTTAGAGATTATGACACACCTTGGTGTATCTATTAATCTTTCTAAGTCCGTTATTAGTAACTGTCAAGTCGGAGAATTTGCAAAAGTAACTCTTCTTGATGGAGTAGATGTTTCTGCTCTATCTTGAAAACAGTTTCTTAGTAGCTCCTCTAGTTTAATGGGTAGAGTTAATATCCTTTACTTTCTTCTTAAGAAAGGTATTGGGTTAAATAACTTTAATCATTTTACAAAAGGTTTAATCCGTAAGTCAAAATATGATCTAGGATTATTAGCTCCCGGTTACTTAGCATTACTAACTATGCTTATCAACAATAAAGTTTTTACCTATCGTTGAGTTATCGCAAAAATTAATAATGTCCAAGTTCCGTTGCAAAGCTGATATGGTACTATACTTTTATCATTAGAACGTACAGGTCTTTATGAGACTTTGTATAAGTACTTTGTTAAAGATATAGCTGACTCTAGTTTATCATCACAGCGTGAGCTGTTGATGAAGAATAAAGAGCCCTGAATCATTATACATATTCTTAAGAAGTTAGTAATGGGCCAGCATAAATGAAAAAATTCATATGTGCAGGATCATACTGATAAATCATTAGATATATTGCTTAATGGTCAGGATATCGGTGCTCTTCGCCAAGATCTTAGTAATTATTTTTGAGCTGCCCTAGACAATAAGTCTATTCAAATCAAGATGGGAAAATTTATTAATTTAGATTTAAACAAATTGAAAGAGTTGGACGAACATCTAGAGGCTCTGGAATTATTACTTTCAATTGAGGCTCACTTCACAGTACATTTAGAAAAATCTAAACGGAATGTGGATGTTGAGTCTCCTTTGAGAGTTCTTAGTTATGTAACAGACTTAGCCAAAACTGTTCCTCCTTTTGTAAAGGAGAGAAAAGTAGAGAATTGATTCTCTTAGCTTAGTTTGTCACATTTGTACTAAAACAAAGATTTGGTGGGATGTGAGCCATAGGAACCATCTAGCTGATGATCCTAGTTAGCGGAAGCCTGGCAAGACATATGTTTTCACAAAATGAATTCATAGTCTGAGAAGGGGATGGGATTTTGTCGTAAAGGAAGAACCTTTATTAGAATAAAACGCATCCTTCTTAGATGCACCTAGCATTCATCGCACCCTAAAG